CTGTTCTCTTCCGGAAGCTCTTCTGTCATATCCTCAAGGAATTTCTGCACCCAGCGTTTAATTTTTGCCGGCACCGGCAAACCGCACAAGGTCATATTTTTCAGTACACTCACGATTTCGTACAGCACAAACAAGATGCTGAAAAATTCACAGATTCCAAGTTTATGTATCCCAAGAAGTTCGATGTAATTCTGAGGAATCATAAACAATACATTGATATTCAGGATCACATCCACTGCCATCAGCAGGCACACCGACAGCAGCATGGCTGATTTGCGGATTGCCCCATCGATGCCCACGCAGGAATTAAACTTGTGCTCTTTGATCGCCCGAAGCACCCCTAAAATAGTGTCCAGTGTGACTGCGATCAGCAAAATGCGGAAAAATGAATTGCCCGCAAGTAACATAATAATTTTGTTCATCATATTTACCCATCCTTTCCGTTTTCAAAACATTATAAAAATATACTTCTACCGCCTTACTCTGACGGTGTACCATCAGTTAATATTCATATGCATAATCTTCCCCATCTCCATTTACCGTAGCCCTCTTTAGTTAATTACATAAATGTTCTCATAAATCCCTCATATTCATAGGATACACGTTCCTGTCCTACTTCGTTTAGGTGAACATAATCTAAAAACAATGCGTTTCTGACATTAGTATTCCATGCACAAATTCCGCCCTGCTTATTGTTTTTGCAATGACAACCAACATACATACAAGCTTTTTCGATGGAACCGATGTAATCTGTTTGCTCTTGATAATAATAAGGAGTAATAAACATTACTTGAGCCAAAGGGAAATTCTCTTCTAAATATGTGAAAGCAACTCTCAAAGCACCAAACAAATTTGTTGTATCTGTGTTTCTAATTGTCCATGTTCCCAATTCAACATTATTATTTCTGTCATTTGTCCCCATGTGAATAACAATAATGTCAGGATTGTTATTGATTTTTTTTGCTTGTTCAAGCAGACAATTTGCGTCAGCATCACCATGCCCGGTAGTGATAAACATTCCATTCACTGCAAGTTTTTGATATGTCATGCCGTTTCTGTTAGCAATCTTATATGCCCAAGTTTGCTTCTCATTTAAAGTATGACCCTTTGCCATGCTATCACCTAGAATAGCCATTGTTTTCCCATGAAGTCTATTTTCAGATTTGCGAGTTTTTAATTCTGATACATCTTTTGTAATTATAGAATATTCATATCCAAATGGATAATATTTATCTGGGGTTTCAATGTTTGTGAACATACATCTAGCCTTGGTAGTTTCATCACTTGGAAATGATACTCTTGCGTATTTCGAGCCATTAGGGGAAGTACAAGACGATGCATTGAAATATCCGCCTGCAATAAATGCTTTCGATGAATCATAAAAACAAATATAAGCTACAGTATCATATTTCACTGTACCAACCATCTGAAGTGCATAATATGTTTTGTTTTCATGCACATCAAAATAATCAGATGTAACAAATCCTGGATTGCTATTCACATTTCCGTTATTACTCAAATAACCACCAACAGTGTTGTCTTTGTCAAATCCATTGATTAACCCTTTATAAATTATATTATCTATATCTTCCTTTAGCGAATCAATTTCTGTTGCATTCTTCTGAATCTGATCCGCCGATTCCTGGATTTCTTCTTTCGCCGCCTCGGCATCCTGCTTCGCTTTTTCTGCTGCGGCTCTGGACTTTTCTGCTGAGTCCTTAGCATCTGTGGATTCCGTTACTGCCCGGACTGCTTCTGATCTGGCGGTTTCGGCTTCTGTTTTGAATGCTTCTGCGTTTTTTACAGCTGTTTTTGCATTTGCTTTTGCTGTTTTTGCTTCATCGGCACTTGCCTGTGCTGATCCGACAGCTGCCTCTGCGGCGTTCTTCGCATCCTCCGCCTGATCTGATGCCGTCTCTGCTGATTTCCTGGCACTCTCCGCTCGATCAGCGGATTCAGCAACTGCCACAATTGCCTGCCGGAACAGTTCCCCTTCTTCCGGTGTGGCATGGGCTTCCGGTTTCGGCCTTGCCCGGACTTTCATGCTGACACGATACTCCGTCTTTCCAGAATCGCCGTTTTCGATGTACACGAACGCATAGATTGTATAATCTTGCGTTGTTCCGCTGCCCTCCAGCAGTGTATCTGGGATAGGTACCTCAGTAACCCCCTCTTGCGTCACACCAATTCTGGTGACTGTTTCGCCGATCCGCTCTGTTGTCGAAAACTGAACCTCGACCGCCGCCGGGAGCTTCACGCCCTGGATCCGCAGTGTCTGTCCATAATCCCACTGCCACAGGTCGCTGACTGCTTGGCAGTAATGCTGCCCTGCATCTATGATTGCTGTTATCATGTATTTCTCACCTGCTTTCTGTAATTGATTGTTACGAAAATGTCAGCTTCAATGCCGCATGCACACCACATGGTGCATTGTTGACTGCGTTGGTTGTATTCGGCATCGTTGCGGCAATAGATACCATATTACGGTTGACAACGCCCCGGTAGGACGATGCCGCTACCAGCGTGGATGCATTGCCACCATAAATATAATTCCCATTCTGCCGGATCTGCAGTCCGGTTGCCGATGCTATGCTAACAGAACTGCAGCCGACAATCGGTGTCGATACCGGAATGCAGAACTGCACTTCCTTGCCTGCGGATGTCACATAGCCAGCCGTGAAACATTCAATATTTATGCTGTCGCCCTTGGTCAGGATATTCATGTTTCCGACCACGTACCAGTATGATCCGCTGTAGACCAATTCCAGGACTGTATACTGCTCGATCAGTTCTGCCGGGATATTGCTGTTTTTATAGTAGATCGGTTTAGCTCCGGTAGCATTAACGTTCAGTGTTGGATTTGTGGCCGTGTTGGCGTAGTTGAAACGTACACAGACTCTTGCACCTGCAACCAGCTCAAAACCTGACAGGCTGACCGTTTTTGCCGCTGTTGATGCTGATGTATAGCAGTTTGCATAATTTCCAACTAATGTATTCACGTCTACTGCTATACCGTTGCAATTACAGTATGTCTTTCCGTTACTCGCAACACGCAACCTAGGCGTATTAATATAGCCATTGTTCAGATCTATAAGAAATCCACTGCTTGGAAATGATTCTCCAGAAGAACCGCTATAATTTCCGGATTTTAGTACACCTTTTTGGAATGTACCGAGATTATCACTGATAGCAACTATACCGTCATTTTCCAGATCTTTTGCATCTACAGTCTGTACATTTGACACGGAAAATGGGCTTGGTTCTGTATCAAGATCTTCCACCTGTTCGACTTGAATCCCAGAAACTATAAACAAAGCAGCTTCCATATAACCAAAACCTAATGCTATATATGGAAAATCTTTAACGCACGTGTATTTTATTGTTTTCCTTTCCCATTGCAAACCACAAAAAACATATTCACCTTTCTTAGATGCTAAGATATTTCCATTATACAAATGGCTACGTTCTTTGCTTTCCCATATCAAAAACTCAATTCCTCTGTTTTCTGATTCAGAAAGATAAGGACATCTTATATAAAAAGAAATCAGGTACTTTTTCCCAGGAATTAAGGTTATGAAACCATCATGTTTTTTACTGCTCCCTAAAATAAATCCATTTTTTGATTGCAAGATTTCTGTTGTTTCTCTTCCGTCAAGCCATAGTGCATTGGTCCCGGGAACGTTAGGTGCTTGTGCAAAAAATGATCCTCCACATTCTTTTACTTCTGTTGCTACCTTTACTTGATAGTCTTCAAAATATGAAAGCAATGTACTTCCCGTGATTGTTGCAAAATTATCATATCCAAGATTATATAAATTACTGTTTAATCCAAAAGTTAATTTATCTACGCTGATTGCACCTGCTGCTATCTTATCTGCACTGATTGCACCTGCCTTGATTTTTTCTGCTGTCACGCTGCCTGCTGCCAGTTCGCCTGTGGTAATGGCACCTGTTGCAATTTTATTTGCTGTGATGGTCTTTCCCGCAATTTCATTGGCAGTAATGGCACCTGCCACAATCTTATCTGCAGTTATGCTTCTCTTGGTCAGTACATCACCATCTATCGTATTTACATTCTGAGATACCAGTTCACCTGCATTATTGATTGCATAGATGATCGAATTCTTATCGCCACAGATGATCAGCCTTTCCACCGATAATGTACCGGCAGTGATTTTGTTGGCTGTCAGCTCCACTATTTTCGCATCGGTAATAGATCCGTCTGCAATTTGAGCAGAACCTACAACACCGACACCTATCATTGCGGTTGTAATACTTCCGTTTTTGATATTTGCAAGATCTATCTTTGCATAATTTGCATCTAACGAACCAAGAACCACATTTACAGCTTCAAGACTTCCGGTTATTACCACCTTGTAATCTGCTAAATTTCCGGAAATACTATCAATTCTGGCATTCGCTGCATCCAGATCTTTTACATTTGCCTTATCTGTTTTTATTATTTTGATTTCTGCCTCATCAGCTGTCAGTCGTCCACTGATATCCACGTTTTCTGCCTGTAGTTGTTTTATATCGGCCTCACCGACATCTAATCTTTTGGCTGTCAGATCTGCAAATTCACCGTAACTTGCACTCATTTTATCGAATGTAGCTTTTGTTGCTTTCAAATCATCGAAGCTTGCCTTCTGTCCTATGATTTCTTTCGCTGCAACCAATTCTATGTTCAGCCGTTCAATCGCCTGTGCTGTTGGTCCTTTACTGCTACTTATGCTCCCGGATTCAATTTCCGTTTTTCCCTGACTTTCAATTTCTGTAATTAATCCACCATCATAATCCATCGACAGCTTCATAATCGGGATCTTAATTTTTCCTCCGTATTTATCGTGAATAGTAACGATATCTCCTATGTCAAGACGTGGATCTCCAAGAAAAGATACCGAAGCAGGCTGAAAAGTAAAATCTTTCAGCTGATTGCAAATTTTATCAAGGACGGGCTGCGTCATAACTGGATTCTCAATCTGTATTCCTACAGTGCCCACGCCGGAAAGTAATGTTGCGGTTGCCGTATCGCACTGGATTCTGCCAAGCTTGAACAGACTTTCGCTTTTTTTTAGATCATCATAATATCTGGATGCAGATATTTCATAATCCGCCTGTTTATACCAACGAAGTTCAATTTCACCATTTCGATTAATGACACAATATTTTCCATAGAACTGTGCAACATATCCCAGTGCATCCTGCATGGTATATCCGTCGAATGGGTTTACATAATTCCCTTGTGTGATTTCATTGCCTTCGTCATCATACGTTGTTTCCGTTTCTTTCCAACGCTTCGGAATTTTGACACCGGACGGGAGATTATCAATGCTGCTTGCAAGCGGTACTCCGGACATGTTGCTAATCTCTTTCAGCACTTCTTTTCCGTCTGCTGGGTATTCCAATTTACTTACATATGCTTTTGAAAACTTCACATACATCCTGTCATATGCACAAAAATTGATAATTCCGTCATCATTATTCACTTTTTCCGGTGTGAATTTTCCAAGGTCACAGTATATATACTCCGTACCGAACAATACGCCAATCTGTAACGTTATTTCTTTACTTTCGAGAGAAATGGTTGTTGCTTCCATTTTGACTTGTACACTGGCTGCCACAGCTCCGCCGATACTGATATGAGCAGAATTGTTCGAGGCAGCATGAAGTGCAAAACTTTTGATACCCTCAAAAATATCTTTCCCCAGAACGACTCTTGCCTTAAATGTTCTGCTGTCCTGCTCTACTGCATTTTTGAATATTTCATTAACTTGAAGCATTTTGTACCTCCCTCCTGATGATTATTTTTCAATCAGGTTTACCGTGACACCTACATACCGTGGCTTCCCCCCGACATAGGTGTATACCGGACACGTAAGATCGCCTGCATACATATTTACTGTAATGTTCTTTCCAGTCTTAGGACTTCGGAAAGTTACATTGAAAAAAGCTGGTTCAACAGCCGCTTCTACTATTGCCATCTGTGCATCTGTAAGCGGCAGGAATTCGATTTCCAATTTCCACTTCAGTCCGATAATATCGCCGGTCATTGTTCCATCTGCTCCACGCCCTGCATTTTTCGACCAGATCTTATTTCGTGAAATTTTCAGACCATTTAACTTCGGTTCCGGCATGGCAACGCCGCCGATCGTGATGGATGCGGCCATTTTTTGTCACCTCATTTCTTCAAAAAGTACCGCCCTTTCGGACGGTACCGGTTAAACCAATATCGGGCATACGCCTGTCGATTTGGTTCTGTGATTGATTTCTTCTACGACTACGTCTGTGACCTTTCGACCGCCAACGTAGATATTGAATGTAGGGGTTTCATTCTGAGACTTTCCGTTCTTTGCTGACTGCATAGAAAACGCTGCCATAACAGCTTTATATACACCCTGTTCAATACCCGCTATAATTTGCTGCTGGTTTGCGACGGTAGTTTTATTTCCCATCTTTCCTACCAATTCAGGACCAGCTTCATTTGCCATGAACATTTCTCCTGTTTTTGGAAATCCACCGCTTGCATACCATTCAACATCCAGTTTTGGTATCTGAAATGTTTTTCCCAGAAATTTATATGGTGATGTGCTGAATTTCAAATGCGGCAATGCAAAATGAGGTATTGATATTTTCCAGTTCACAACCTTATTTACCAGCCAGTCTTTCGCCTGACCTAAAACACCGGAAACCTTGTCCCAAGCACCTACGGCATTTGCTCGGAAAGTAGCTGTTTTGCTTTTAACGCTGTCATACAATGTACGTGCGTTACGTGCTATACCGCTCCAGTCACCCGAAGCTCTTGCAGTATAATCTGCAGCTCTATTCTTGATATTTCTTCCGAATTCCCCAAGATAATTTTTGATTCTGTCCCAAGCACCGCGTGCGTTCGCAGTATAATCAGCTGACTTACTTTTGATTTTATCAACAACTGTTCTCCCATATGCTTTCAGTTTATTCCATGCACCTACAGCTTTTGCTTTGAATGTGTAAGTGGTATTTTTGGCCTGATTTTTCACTTTATCCAGTGCTGCATCAAGTTTATCCCAGCCGCCTTTTAACGTTGCTGAAACGTTAGCAACGATAGAGTTATTTTTTACTTTATCCCAGGCACCTTGAACGGAATCCCATAAATCTTTTCCGGTACTTAAAACTTTCGTGCCTATACCCAATACTTTGTCACCCAGATTATCCCAGGCATCTTTAATGCCGCTCCAGATTTTTTTCGCAATTTCTGCAATATTTCCTGGAATATCCGCAATGCCTTGCAATAATCCTGCAATACATTGTTTGCCTAAATCCGCAAATACTGTTGAAGGTGAATGAATGCCGAATGCTTTCTTAAAACCATCGACAAATGGATCTAAAATATTTTCCTTTATCCAATTCCCTACGTTTTCGAGTGCGTCCGTAATTCCTTTAAATATGCCTTTTACGAGGCTTCCACCGCACTCGTCTTTTTTCTCCATGAAGTAGTTGTAGATTTCACCTGGAATATCCCCCAGCAATCCGGCTACGAAAGCTGCGGCTCCTCCTGCGATACTTCCTGCTGCTTCGGCTGCTTTCTGCAAGATTCCTTTCCAGTCAACAGCCAAGATTGCAGTCTTAACGGATTCTCCGAGATTCTTCCAATCCACATTCTGTACCGCCTCACAAAAGGATGTAAGAAGACCTTTCATCGTATCGGAAGCTGTTTTTCCAAGCATCGACCAGTCTATGTTTTTGATAGTACTGTCAATAGTTTCTCCAACAGATTTTCCGAATTTACTCCAGTCAAAATTGGTCACAAAGGTAGAGGCTGTTCCTACTGCAGTATTCACACCTTCTGCAATCGTCTTTCCTACAAGTCTCCAATCTGTTCCTTCCATGAAACCATTAAGGAATGTTGCTACTGATTTTGCAATCTTATTGCAGGTCTTTTTGATATCATCCCATGGGATATTTTCAAGGGCCGCATTAAGCTTCTGTCCGGCAATTTTTCCTATTTCCGTGAAATCTGCGTTTGCCCATGCATCCTTGATCATCTGGGCGAAATTTGCATATTTATTTGTAACTTCGTTCTCTTCGAAACTTCCGCCGTCACTTCCGGATGATCCACCGGAACTGCTTTTGCTGTCATCATCCAGCTTATTGATCTCATCAAACCCCATCAGGGATTTTTTGACCTTATCTGCCGCATTAGCTGCAGAATCACCGGTCTTGTCCAGACTGGCGGCATAATCTTTCTGCACCTTAGAGGCAGTAGTGTATGTCTTCTGTCCAGTAAGAGCTGCAAAGAACTGCCCAACAACATTGCATGCCTGCACCAGATAATTTATCAGCGTTGATAATGCCGGTGTGATCGTATTGAGAATTGGGGAAAATGCAGTCGCAAGGCTGTTTTTCAACTGCTGCAATCCGCCTGATAATTCTGAAAGATTTGCGTTTGTTTCGCTGTTCTTCTTTGCAAGGTTCTTGAAACCATCTACCAGGGCATTTCGAAGCTTGCTGAACAATGCATACATACTTCGAATACCAAGACCGTATTTGAGTAATTTTCCAATTCCACCACTGAGAGCATTATTTCCTTGCTTGATTCCTCCGGCAAATTTCCGGATTCCTGGCAATCCGGTTGTGAACTTTTTAAGTAATGCCCCGAATGCACCTGATGCTGTTTTTATAGCGGGACCGACACCTTTCATAACAGCACTCATAGCTTTAAATGCTCTCGAGCCGATATATGCAGCACTGGACGCAACCTGACCGACGACCGGAATACTCTGGATTGCAGACACTGCAGCTGCCTGTGCTTTTCGAATACTGGCTGTCATATCTTCAAATGCTGCTTGGGCTGTCGCTCCCATGGTTGCAAATACACTTCCATCCGCAAGATGCGGTGTCTGGATATCTGTACCACTGTTCTCCATGCTCCTTCGTTCTGCATTGTATTCTCGCAGTCGGTTCGTAAGATCTGAAAGTGCAACTCCATCCCTCTGATATTGTTCAGACTCCTGCAAGTTGGAGCCATCCAGCAACATAGAACTTCTGAGGTCTTTGTATTCTTTCAATTTGTTCCGCATGATAGACAGCTGGTTTGTGTTCTCACGGTACTGATCCGTCGGTATCATTGCTTTTCCGTTATCCTCAAGGTCTTTCATTTCACCTTTTAGATATTTCATTTCCGTTTCAACTTCTTTGATTTGCTCCGTCAGACCAGTCATTGCACCACCGTCGCCAGGCTTAAATCCGAGATCCAACCATTCTCTTTGCTTCGCAATTAACTTCTCCAGTCTTGCCTGTGCATCATCATAATGAGCCTTCACTTCGCTGTAATCAGCACTCGGAACCGTCGCTTTTCCTGCTGCCTCTAATGCCTTCTGCTTTTCTTCCAGCTTTGCGTAAGCGGATTCGCTCTTTGCAATATTGGCTTCTAGGTCTTTAAACTCCTGTGTTGGCACAAAACGCTTGCTCGCATCCATGCTGTTCATTTTCTGGATCAGTTTTTCCTGCTCCATCTCTGTTTTTGCAATAGTATTGCATAACTGTTCATATTCTGGATTGTATACACGGATGCCTGCTGCGACCTGTGCTTCCCTGACATAGTCTCTTATCTGTCCGGTAGCCTGCTTCCAGATCGTACCATTGACCATATCTTTCCAGGAACTTTTTATAAGGTTCTGCATATTTTGAATCATTTGCATATTTTCGCTCATTGTCTGGCGAACTGGTTCCTGAGTTTCATTCATGCTGTTGTTGATATCTGCGGCTGTACTTCTGACAATATCTTCTGTCTCTTTTGCCGACTGTCTCAGATCATCATTCTGAAACACTGGTTGTGACTGCTGCACCGCATCCTGCATATTCTTAATAGCTTTTACGGAACTGTCCGTATTCAATGCATCTTCCGGTGTTTGCAACTCACTCAGGCTCTTTTTAACGTTTCTCATCGCCTCCGACAGTTCGGCACTTGCCGCACTGCCAGGTGTTTCGATTTTTGATGTGCTGGTGTTCATCTGAGAAACTGTGTTATTCACAACGCTTGTAGCTTCTCTCATTGCCTGTTTCAGTTTTGCGTTGTTTGCCTCAATGATGACTTTCATTCTGTGCAGTGTATCACTCAATCTTCACACCTCCTTCCCTTTTCACTATTTCTTATTGATGTCTTCGTCTGTTGAACTCTGCGGCATATAAGCGGCGGTTTTCGGCAGCTGTTACAACCTGTTCTTCTTGCTTGCTTTCCTCGAACTGTTCTCGTTCTTCCCTGAACAGTTCCGGGTAGAAGTCCCATGGTTTGCGTGCTTTGTTTTCTGAATTCAAATACCTGCCAATATGCTCTGCGATACTTTCCGCCTGTATGAACTGCTGCAGGATCTTAATCTTTGCACGCCTCCCATAGCTCCGGATGCAGTCATGGACTTCCGGGATAGACATATTCCAGAAGTCCTGCACCTTGATTCCTGCATCCAATGCATCTTCGTATAGTTTCCAGATTTCTTCGGTGACTGTTTCTGTTACAGGATCACATCTGCCTGATCCAGATCTTTCATCAGGCTCTCTGCCATCGCCGGCGTAAAAAAACCGGATACCGCCATAGTCGGCATAATTACTTTTGCCATGAAATCAAACTGACTGCCGCCTTCTTCCAGCCACTTGTCGTACAGCTTTGTTACTTTGTCGAACGTTGTACCGTGTTCCCATGGCTCGATAGCTGCCTGGGCAATCGTCAGCATAACACCAAGCGGCGGAATATCATTCGCCGTTACCAGCGTCATAATATTGGTACGGTATTTGTTTTCCAGTTTTGTGATCATACCGGTATTAAGTTTCATTTTGTGCTGTACACCTGCCACTTCCCAGTAATGAAATGGTGGTCTTTTTTTCTTTGTTTCTTCGATAGATGTTACTTTTTCTGTTTCTTCTTTCTGGAATTCTTCATCCAGTCCTTCTAATCTTTCCATTGATCGCCCCTCCTTATGACGGATCTGTAACTTTCAGATCACTGCAGATTGTCATCTTTGCTTCTACTTCAACAACTCCGTTCACACCGCCGCCCGTACGTTTTACGGACACTTCTGCGTCATATTCCGTGGTTGTGCCATCTTTTAATGTTTCTTTGAAACTAAGTACTTTGTCAGATTCCTGTGCTTTTCGAAGAATGCGATACGCACTGGTTGCCGCTCCATTTTCATACTTGAATTTGTATGTCATGTCTCCAAGATCACCAATACCATTCTCGTACTGTTTATTTTTATCGTTCAGACCGGTATTTTCTACTTTTTCCGGTTCAACACCACAGTCCGGGATCTCTTTCAACCCTGGAAGTTCTTTGTAAGCACCAGTTGCGTCACTTTTTTCCTTGTACTCAAGTTTTGCTCCATTTGCCAGCATATTCTTCACGCTCCTTTTCTAGTTCGGCCAGAATACTTCTTCTGACTCCATATCAATGATTGCTTCATATCTCATTACTTTATGTTTCAACCCGGATGGATCCGGGGTGTCCTGACACAGGGTACGCACCAGCCCAAGTGCTGCCAGTGCCTTGTCTACCTTGAGTGCAGATTCGGACGTAGAGCGGTTATGCCAGATATCTACACGATATCGTACATAGCTCTTTTCCTCTCCCTGTGCGGTATGTTCATATACCTTGTTATCTTCTTCGGTGTACTGCACTGCCGGAAGCTCTGCCCAGTCTTTTGGGTACTGGTCTGTTACATTCCCAAACGCTCCGGCAAGTGCGGAATAGATCTGATCTTTTACGTTTTTCATAAATTCTTTTCGATTGCCTCCTCAAAATAATGTGCAATTTCCAGTTCATTGTTTTTTAGTGCCGGATATAAAAATGGTTGTGCAGCCTGTCCGGTACACTGGTAGAATCGGCCGTCCGGCGTATCCACATAAAACCACTTATACTTTTCGGCCGTCTTCCGCCCGATCATGCTTTCGTGGATCCACCAGGGCGACTGTACATAGGCATAGGCAACATCCGGTGATATCCCCGCGTGTTGCTTCTGACCTTTGGGGCCTGTACCAAATTCCACATATTGTGCATACTTTTTGTTGGTGTAACAGATGCCTACAATCTTTTCGCTGCTGGTTTCTATCGCCGTGTATATACTCCCTCTCAATTCCCCATCATTTACCGGGCATCTTGTTTTCGCCTCAGCCTGCACTGTTTTGATACTTTTTGATACCGCATCATGCATATTCACTGCTGCCGTTTTTTGAAACGCATCCGTAATTTCTTTTTTACCGATGATCACAGTTTTTCCACCTCCAGCGTAATATAGGTGTAAGGATAAATGGCAACGACCTTATAATCCGGATCATTGCCGCCGTTTACAGAAATACCGTCATTTACAGATACCGTCATACCTTCCTGAAACCGATATGACGTTTTGCCATTCTTGCCCGGTACTTCCGCATATTTCCCGTCAATCCTCAGTTTTCGGATAAGCGGAAGCCTGCTGCCATACATTTCTGCCTGTACTTTTCCACCGGCTGTCCACATTTCCGCCCGAAAACAAGAAGGCGGAGCATATTCTGTATATGTTCCACCCTCTGCATCTTTTTTCTGCACCACCTGGAAATGTTTGAATTCGCGAAGCCTATTCCTTTTCAGCCTCATAGGTCACACCCCCTACACGTACCAGCCGATACCGGTTCAGCACATCATAGATTCGCTTTGGTGCATTATCGAAGTTGTAAGATTCCCCTGCACCGGTTCTTGAAGATTCCCCCTCTGTTCCCATGCGGTTGATAGCGATCACGGCAAGATCACGCACCGTTTTCTTAAGTTCCGGGATCATCTTCTTTCGTCCGGTATACGCCAGCACCCAGTCTGTCGCATCTTCCAGGACAACTTCCACCAGCTCTTCATCTCTTTCGCCAGTCAGGATTTTGATTCTCTCAAAATCAGTCATTTAGACCACTTCCTTATCATCAGCCATTTGTAATCAGGCGAGCCATCGGGATTGCTTTCGGATCGAATTTAATGCTCCAGTTCGCAGTTGCAAACAGCTGTGCATCTGTAGGTGATTCAGTCCATCCGGATTTTGGCACCGCAAAGCTGAATCCATTTGGGTGAATCGTTTCTCTCATTCTGGTGATAAGTTCATCCTGACCGCCATTCTTTTTCGGATCACGGTTCGTTTCTACCGGAACATCCACACGGCCTCTTGCGGTACGGATCACCCCTCGTCCAAACAGATAGGTTGTGTATTTTTTCAGGTCCTTATTGTCCCCTGATCCACCGACAGCGGTGCATGGCACACCATCATCAACGATAACGGTATATCCGTTGGCAGAAGCGATATTCATTGGTCGCTGGATGCCATTTGCATCGGTATATTTCCAGTATTCCAGCAGCTGCTTATTTTCCAATGTTTTTGCAACATTGGAGTGCATGATTGCCAGGCCGAACTGGTCTTTGTGGTCTCCGCAAGCCAGAGTAGCCAGGTCATTGAGGTCTGTTTCTGCGATATTTCTTGCGGCAGATGAAGAAGAACACAGATCAAGCGTGTGCGTCTCATTCCATGTCTTGGCATTGCCGGAAGCTCCTGTGATGCCAAACACCGCATCTGTGATACCGATCAGACGTTTCTGTCTTCGTTTCTGCCAGTATTTCGCAACAGTGGCAACAATGTGTCCCATCGGGTCAGCCCCGGAAAGTTCAGCGGTGAAGTTGCGTGCAAAGAAGCCTTTTGCTCTTCCGTATACAATACCGCTCTGAGAACCGCCGCCAACTTCTATTACCGTGATATCTGTCTGGCCATCATAATTCTGATCATCGCCATCCAGTGTGTCATAAAATGGAATGGTGTACAGATTTCCACTGCCGGCAATTCTGTTTGCAATTACCGGATCCTCTACTACCGCACCGGATTCGATCATCGCTGTGAGATATGGATCCGGTGCTTCGTTCCACATTTCCATAAATAACTCATCATCAAAAGGAATTCCAAAAATTGTTCCTGCCATTAGTTATTACTCCTTTCATTTCCCGGCCAACTGTTTATACAGTTCCGGATTTTCTGTTTTCAGTTTCAGTCTTTCTGTGTATCCCATCTTGGCATACGTTTCTTTCGTTACATTCTCCTGAGGTGCTTTCTTCGGCGGTGTTCCACCTTTCAGGCGTTCATTTACTGCTGCTTCTACTGCTTCCTGAAATGCTTTTTCTACCGCACTGATGGATTTGTTACAAGTGTCTGCATCTGCATAATTCAATACTTCTGCCAGGCTTACCGGCAATTTCTTTTCCACCAGAGTATTCTTAGCTTCTGCCATCAGTTCTTTTCTTGTGATCACAGCCTCACGATCCGAAAGCTCTTTTTCTTTTTTCTGCTGCATGTACGCAGCTTTTTCCTCTTTGTTCATTTTTGCAAGCTTCTCTGCTTCAGAAAGTCTATCATCCGTAAGAGCCTGCCATTTCTGCTGTGCATTACTTACTGCCGTATCAATCGCTTTCTGCACGCGGCGATCAAATTCTGCCTGATTTCCTTCTCCTTTCAGGAAATCATCGAAGCTCATTGGCCCTGTGCCTGCTCCCGGCTCTCCCTCGCCACCTGTTCCGGATCCACCGCCATTGCTTCCTTCGCCAGCCCCAGCACCGTCTCCTTCTGCGAAAATTTGCAATCTCATTGGCACTTTGCAGTTGCATACAAAAAATCTGTTTTTCATCTTTCTATCCTTTCCGCCCAGCCTATCCGTTCTCACGTCCGGGCCATTCGTGTTTTATGGATCATCCTGCTTCTTTTACGTCTGGCAGAAAAAGACATAAAAATAAGACACGTAACCCCGTGCCTTAAAGGGAGATACCTGGATCACCGCCTTCCTACGGATAACCGTCTGCCGTTGAACTGTACCGTGTCGCCAATCTGTGCCACTTCATCGCCAATCTTCACCCCCTTCAACTCTGCGTGTCCGTCTTTGTCCCGGTATAATAATTTGATTGTCTTGTAATTGATCCGGCTCGCCAGCCAGTTCGGTGCAAGCCTGTCTGCGTCTTTTGTGACGGTGTAGTGTTCAGTCATCGTGTGTAACCTTAAGTCCGAACTCTGGAAGAAAGTTAATCTCGTAATGATACTTATCTACCTCAGCCCCTGAGATATCTTCAACAACATACATGGTGTAATCATTGAGAAATACATAATCTTTTTGATATTTCCCTTCTGCTGTTTCAATAATTACTTCCAGTTCGTTGTCTGAATTATTTTTCAGTGCAAACGTTCCGGTCAGTTCAAGCAAAATAGTATCTGTTCGTGCATTCAGAACGGTAAGTTTTCGCGTTACATTGAAGTTATCAGCTTCCTTGGAGATATTTGTACTTACCTGATCCGCTTCTGTGCATCCAGTCATTGCAAAACAACTCACTGCTGTCAGTACCAGCAATGCTGCTATTTTTCTTTTCATCACTTATTCCTCCGTATAGCATGTATTTGTCATTTTCTTGTACACATCTTCATAAAGTTCCTGCTTATCACCGTTGTATGTATACTCTGCATAGATACCATCACCACTCACCGTAGTAGATACAAGACACTTGTAATTCTGTAAAGTCTTGCAGCTCCATACTACGAATACGTTAGATAAGTCAATTGGCGGCATTACCGGTGTATCGGCAAAACCATTCTTGTTGTACCAATTAACCAGTTTCTTTTTACAAACACTTTCAAAATGTGCCATTCCTGTAATAATCATGTTCTTATCCTCGCTTTCCACATTTAATGCATTTCCGTTCATAAGTGCCAGATTTATGATTATACCGTTTTCTGTACTTATGTTTACAAAAGTACTGCATTATTTTTTGAAACATCTTGAAATCACCTCCTTTTTTGTATATAAAAAGAGAGCCTGTTTCCAAGCTCTCCATTGATTAAAATTTATATAATGAATCTCTATTTCTTTCTCTTGGCTCGTTCTTCTTGAATTCCATGAACTCTTCCAAGATTATAAAATATAGATGCTGCAAATGGTTCGCAACTCATATCCCATGTTTGCGTAAATTCAGTGTACAAAGTTCCAAGAGGTGTGCCACTTATAAATACAGTTTTCTGATGTCTCGATATTTCCAATTCTTTGGTGATATCTTTCTTTGTAAGTACTTTATTCATGCATGAGCACCTCCCCACAAATTCAGCTGAGCGTTTCTAAAGTACACCTGTTCCGCCAAAAAGTAAGGCATATGGTAATTATCTATTACGCTTATCGCTGTTTCGCACTGATTCCGTTTAATGGCTTTATATGTAGTGATTCCAAACTGACGTTTCAATTCTGCATAAATATCGCTATACACTTTACCTCTAAGTGATCGATCTTGATAAGCCGGAGATTCTTTTCCGCCTAAGCACTCCACACCTTTCTTTTTAACTGTGGATGTAATTTTGTCAATTTCAATGCCGAGAATCGGAAGATCATATTCCAAGTGTTCGATCTTCTTATCAAGATCATCTACTTTCTGGTTCAGTTCTACATTCCCTGATGCAAGAAGTTGAATCTGTTCCGGGATTGTCATTGGAATGGTGCGGCGTACGGTCTCTTTCAATTTTTCTTCCACTTTAAGGAAGTACTGACGAGCCTGTTCGCCTTTTACAGTTTTAGACTGCATGGAAAGTTTCTTTGCAAAGCTGGCAGATAAGCGATAATCTACTGTAGGTCTTCCACCTAAAGGGTTTTCTTCATTGATGACGAAAACCCAATAATCAACGTTTTATTCTGCAAATTCGTTCTCTGTAATGTTGTTCTTGCACCATCTGGAGTAATTTTTGTTGTCCATTCCAAGAAAAGAATAAAGTTTTCTTGCCGTAGTCATACCATCTTTATCAATTCCCAATACAACCTCAAGAGGTGTCTGGCTTGTTACGTTTACTAATTCCTGCATAATTTTAAACTCCTTTCAAATTTTGGTTCTTGAAAGAAGTCTCCATCTGCATTATAATATTTGCAGAAGGAAACTTCTGTTTTAAATAGAGATTCAGTCTACTTTGGTCGGTGGGTGAATCTCTATTTTTTTTCTCTGTCAAATTTTCCTAAGACAATTTCATCATAAATTTTTTTGATTCCTCTCCTTATGATGTCCGCTTTGGTCATTCCTGTCTGTTCACTACAAAACTTCAACATTTTTGCTTCTTCTTCTGACAGCCTTATTCTTGTATCAACATTTTTAGGACTTCTTGATGGTGGTCTCCCCTTTGGCGGTGTCATTTGCTCTCCTTTCTTGGTTACACATTTATTTTTATTTTGGTTACACATTTAATATATTATATAAAATTATTACTGTCAAGCATTTATTTTCACTTTTGCAATATGAGTATAAAAACAGCACGCATCTCTGCATGCTGCTAAAGTTCGCTTTTAATATACTTACAATCCCGGAACTGTTTCTTTAATTCCTTTCAGGATGTTGGCTGCCTTTTTCATAAGAGAGTTGTCACTTAGATATTCTAACCCTTTCAATGTGATCACCGGCGAAATAGGTTCTTCGATATGCGGGCAATAATCACTGCCGCATTGATCATACGCCACACCTTCTATATATCCGGATTTGCTCAGCATAATCAAGATTTTTTCCCAACGTTGATAGGTTATGTTGAGTCTGGTGTGAGATATTTTGTTTACATCAAATTCATCATAATCCATGGCCTGCTCTAAAGCTTTCAAAATTTTATATATGATCGTAAAATTATCCATTCTCACACCTTCCTTTAGATCTTTGCGTTGACAGTACTTGTTGATATCAATACCATAATATTGTTTTTTCTTTTGGTGGATCTTCTATTTTGGCAAGTCGCTTCAATTCGCGTTTTACATGTGCCGCCGCAAATGAACTAACATTATGATGCTCTACAATCTCTTCACTTTTCAGATTCATTGACATGAACCCTTTTTCTGATCTTCCTTCCGGATAATAATCTGCTGAAATATTATTTTTTGTTTTTGTTATGTTTTTTAAGATTACCATAATATTCATCAGCCTCCTTCGGGTAATCATACGCTTTCGCGGCCATTTCATGTGCCTTCCAGTGTTCCATGGTTGGATTTTCCTCTTTGATTTTCATTTCAAGAAGCTCATGTTCTATCAAGGTCTTATCATGTGGTTTTATATCTTTCCCGATCATAAGCCTCTGCCAGCTTTGTGCAATCGCACAATCTGGATCGAATCGTCTATGCTTGCCAGTATCCGAATCAAAGTACGAATCATCTTCGAATAAATATGCTTTTATTTTTCTTATGTCTGATTCAGCTTTGTTAAGATTATTGGCAATCTTCTTTGCATCTGTTGAAAAGCTCCGAATCTCTTCATAATACATTTCAGCAAATTCTTCTGCTTCTTCGCTGAATATATCTGTAATCCTTGCTCCTGATATTATTATACCAGAACCAGCCTCTTTTGCAACCGTTTTGCCATCGCTCTTAACATATTTCGCATACCATTCTCTATAATTCATAGACGCTGGTACAAGATAGGTCTTCCCGGTTACCGGATCTCTTGCCCTTCTCTTCATTCCCTCCAACATCTTCTCGCCTATGATAGCAATTGTTGTCGATCTGCACCATGGGTGCATGGGCGGGCAATTCTTTCCCGGCTGCTGATCTTTCACAAGGAACACTTTTCCGTCCAGCTCCCGGCATATCTCCGATGTTCGAAGATCCAGTGTCGCAAGATACTGGTACTTATCAATTCCACATTCCTTGTAGGATTCCATTTCGAGCTGGTTGGACAGATAACAGCTTTCTGTTCTAATCAGCCTTCTTGCCTTACTGGATCCACCAGCAAATTTTTTCGTCAGCATTTCTGCTGTCTCTCTTTCTGTTCTGCCTGTGATCAGGTTCACGAGCAGGGCTTCTTTCACTTCCTGGGCAACTGCCCTGGTATTTCTCCAGACTCTCTCGGAGTAATTCATGCCAGACCACTTACTTTTCAATACCTTGTCAACTTGCTTTTGGTCGATATGGGAAAACGAAAATCCGAACCCGGTTCGTTGCTGAATGTCAAAAATTGACCGGTTATAAGCCTCTTCTGCCAGCTGGATATAATGAGCCGTTGTAATCGCCTGCTCCTGTTTATAGACCTGCTGCATGACAAGATCTATCTGCGTTTGCAGCTCTTGTAACCTCTGTATGCGTGCCTGGTATGCCGGAGCTTCCAATTCTGCAAGCAGATCTGCAATCTCTTGTTTTTGGCTGCTACTCTGCAACCTCTGACGCAGTTCTTCGATAGAAGTGCGATCCCTCAATGTATTCAAAAGCTGTAATGCTTCTTTTTCCGTCAGATGGTGTTTCTCCACATACTTCTTGAAGATATCCTGCATTTCCCTGCTCAGGTACAAGGATGCTTTGGCATAGACTTTGGCTACCTGGTCAGCCGTTTCTTCTGCACTCTGCATATGTTCCCACATCCGCTGTGCTGTCCTTGCCTGCCAGTACTTCTCATTCTTTGTCATTTCCGTTTTCTACATCCTTTTGACCATCCGTATCATCTTCGGGAGAAAATGGCGTATTGGGCTGATTTCCGAATATTTCCTGCTGCCGTTTGACCGCTTCCTGTTCTTCCTCTTCGACTGCTTCCAACTCACTTTCTACATCATCCACGAATGGCACCTGTGAAAGCAGTGTTTTGCGGCTGACTTTTCCCCACAGGTTAGAAACAATCTGTGAGATTTCCAGCAGATTTTTCGGCATCGCACGCGTGAATACCGGTACAATTCCAGCTGTATCAATGTGGATCCCTGAACGTGTATTCAGGAAGTTTGCGAAAATCCTCAGCCTCTTTCTCAGTCCCTTCTTGTAATACCGGGTTTTGATTTTTGTGATATTTTCCATACCAAGCAGTTTAAATTCCATCGCAACACCACTTACATTGCCACCAAAACTTTCATCTGTCATGCACGGAATGTGGGAAAATTTGTGGATATCCTGCTCGATTGCCCTTTTCAGGATCTCTACGCCATTTTCATCGAACGTGCGTGTGAGATATTCTGCCTTTGCGTCTGAAGGAAGCTCCAGAAGCTTTTCCTTTCGCAAGTGCTGCATGGCTTTCTCTCCAATGCTCTGGTCTCCGTCCTGGTCCATTTCCTCATCGGAAAGTAACGTGCCGTACAATGCAAGGATTGCGTCCACGAACTGCTCCTTGTCGGTCACACGGTCGCTCATCAGCACATTGTAAGCATCAATCAGCGGGATCTGTAACTCATAGTCACCCAACGCCAGCTTATTGTTCTGGTATTCGATCAGCGGCACTTCTCCCTTGAAATGTGCCTCTGGCTGTTCGATCAGAGCCTGTGGTTCTTGGATGTCCTGAATGTCCAGCACGTACTTGTAATTCTGTGTCAGTACAGTTGCAACATATGTAATGTTCGTGCGGTCTGTGGAGTCAATTCTGGCATAATAATAGACACCAAAAAGCTCATTCTGCTCTATGGTGTCATCGTATACTAGGAATGTATTCTCAGGTGGCAGATTCTTGATCGTCAGTTCTGTTTCGCCCTGCTTGGTGTATATGTACTCGTACGCCCTGCCATATACAGACAGGTCAAGGCCGTTGTCACCGTCCACTTCATCCGCCCCGGCGTGTTCCAGGGCATCTGTAAGTGCTGCGATATCATCCGGGCTTTTGTAACTGACCGGATTGCCGATGAAATAACTGCTGGCTGTATCTGCGATGTCTTTTGCATGATTGCATACCAGCCTGTTTTCCCGGTCTTCGTCCAGAATCTTATGTCTGCCTTCGTAATAATTTTTCAGACCTTTCAGACGTTCATAACTTCTTCTATGTTTCATAATCAGATGCCTGATTGCCTGCTTGTCCGGATTTGTTTCATCCCACTTATCCGCAGGTATTGTAAAAACATGCATATTTTCTCACCGTCCTCTCTTAATGGAATCCCGCTTTTCGCTTACTCCGGATGATTGCTGTTTGATTATTCAAAATTGTGTATACAAAATAGCGTAATGCATCCATTGCGTGATCATGTTCTTTTACCGGTCTGTCTTCTCCATGTGCTGCTGCCGCTTCATCCCAGATATACGAGCCAAATTCCTGAATGGTATTTACACAGGAATCTGCAAATATGATTGCTTCCTGGTTCAGCTTCGTTCCTACAACACGAATGCCATCTTCTACGTTGTTCTTCGCTTTGACCACTTTGTATCCTCGCTTTCTCAACTCTGCAATGAATGATGCTGCAGATGGATCCACGATAATTCCCTTGATTTTCGTTTCTTCCAACCAGCTTTCCAGATCGTCTGCATACTCACTGTCTGTTTTCTGCTTCCCCTCTGTTCTGCCGGAATAATAATATTCCCGGATGCAGTACCAGACACCGTCTGTACCCTTGTTCCACAACAGAAATACCGTTGCATTCTGCGTACCGTAGTCGCACGATACATAGCGGCCTGACGGCAGCAGGCGGTCACAGAACGATAGAATGTTTTTGATATGTTTCGTCTTGTCGAACATATCATAGATGATACCCTCAGCCATGCACCACAATCCAAGAATATACCGCTGATAGAATACGCCGGAATACATTCCCCGGTATCTGATTTTCACTTTTTCTGACAAGCTTAAGTTATCATCCATCGTGAAATGCAGATAGATCAGGTTTTTCTTTTCTTTCTGGTCAATCCAGTTTTGCTTGAACCAGTGATACGGGCCATCCGGATTACAGTTGAACCAGAATTTTGAACCATCCACGGAACATCGTCCGGTCGCCTGGTTGACGAAGGACTCCGGCATTAGTGCAACCTCGTCAAAAAACACACCTGCCAGAGTAATTCCCTGGATAAGATCCTGTGATCGTTCGTCTTTTCCACCGAATATGTAGAAATAGTTCTCGACGTCACCTTTCGAGATGACAACAAGATTATCTGCTCGGTGATCCGAAACACGATAACCTCTTGATTTCAACATTAATTTCAACCAGAACAAAACGTTTCGTCTGAAAGAACCGATTGTCTTACCGCACATGGCGAAGTTCTGCCCCTGAAAGCTGCTCATTGCCCACAGGACAAACGAAAGTGACATACTGACTGTTTTTCCCGAACGGATTGCTCCGTCCGCTATAATTCCGTCACAGTCCTTTACGGGCGATTCCTCTGTCCACCAGTTAAGAACCTGCCGCTGTTTCCTGGAAAACGGCTGGAAATGGAAATACTGCTTAGTTTTCTTCATCTGCCCAGTCCTCTGCGGCTGTTCCTTTCAGTGCCTCTAAGAATCCATCATCAGCGGCTTCTGTTTCGTCATCTGTCTGGGCTTTCGCCTTGATCAGATCCGTCTGAGCTTTCAGCTGCTCGATTCTCGCTTTCTGCTCTGCTTCATCCAGTTCTGTCCTCTGCCGTTCGTTCCAGCCCTTGAAATTGTTTCTCAGGCTGAACTGTGCACCATTTGCACCATCACGATCAAAAAGACGTTGCTCCGTGTATGCTTCCACCATGGTCTTCGCACGCGTTATCGTGTCAACAAACTCTTTCTTAGCCTGGTAATTAAGCAATGCCATCCTGCTCGTAAAACCCAGTGCAAGAGCCAATCCTGTCACGGTAGGCGGCCTGCTGTTTACGGTTATCGGATGACCGAATTTGTCCATTACCGGTTCTCCGTTGCCATCTCTTAGTATTTCACCTTCACATTTTTTGAAATATGCGTCGATCTTCTCTTCGATTTCTTCCTTGCATTTATATTTTGGTGGCCGTCCGACCGCCTTTTTCGTAGCCATTATGCCACCTCCTTGTCATTACTTTCGTTTCATTACCCGGTTCATAACTCGGTTTTTCCGTGCTGTTCTTCTGTATGCACTGTTATCTTTCAATCCTATACCAAGCTCATAATCCGGTCTGCTGTCTCTTTCCTTCTGATAAGCTTTTTCGGCTTTTTTATACTCTGCATTTGAAACAGCTTTTGTTGTGGCTCCGTTGGATTCTACTCTTTGCCGGAACTCTTTTGCAGACATATTCAGAGGCGTTGGCTCTGGTGTTCCGCTGATTCCCCTCTGGTAGTAATTCTGACCATCTTTGCTCGTGAAATAATATCTGGTTGTTTCACCGTTATGCGTTACATCAAGCCCAGTTGTTTTCAGTCCGCTGCCAGAACCTCCGCCTAAATTGCTGTTGCTTCCACGTCCGCCCATATATCCTCCTTTTTTGTGCATAAAAAAGAGACCCATTTCTGAGTCTCTTTCAGCAAATATCCGGATTTCAACCGGAGCCTCCTCTATCAAGGCGTACTCACCCTATACGATCATTTGCCTCTTCTATTGTACCATTTGTCTGTTACACTTTCAACCATTCGTTTTTCTTTCGGTGTTAAATTTGCGGCACCTTTCGCCCCGTCATTTTCATTATGCAGATATCCGTGGTGCGTATGAGGTATCATGTTCTTATGTGGATGCATCAAGTCAATCTGCTTACTTCTTTTATTTTCTTCATCATAATACGTAATTGCAGATATGTTATCCCTGTTATCTATTGTCACGTATACTCGCCTATTTGTCATTGTTTCTATTGGAGTTTTTGACGACTTCGAATCATTATACCTGACAAATTTTATATTTCCAGATTCATGTAACGTCGTGTATTCCGTTCCATAGGCTTTTCCTTTAACGCTAACCCCACTAGAACTCCCTCTACCACCCATACCTTTCATTTTCTCCTTTTTCATCATCTCAAGAATATCGTTTTTTGATGTGTTGCTTTTTTCCATTCATTAAGCATTTCGTGATAATTTTTTTCAGCATTTTTTAAACTTTTGCTACTCTTTTCATTCAACTTATAAATTGCAACAACATTTCCATCCCTATAATGTACAACTTCAATTCTCTGTTTGATTGCCGTTGTCGGTCTTGTAACCTGAATCGGATTCCATTGATTATAAAAACGTACAGATAATTTATCAGAACCAGATTCAACGACTGCCTCCTGAAATTCTACGGCATTTCCATTCGTAAAAAAACCTGTTTTCCCTACTTTGGGTGAAAGTTCTGACAAATTATTAAACACCGTATTAGCATTGTTTTTTTTTAGATTTTCTAAAAACTTTGAAACACTCATCTTTCGCCCTAATGCCATTCCATTCGCTGCACCACTGGCAGCACCTCTACCACCCATTACATTTTGCCTCCTTGAATTTCTCCTGAAATGCCCGAATATGTACGATATTTCCCATACATTCTTCTGGTATATTTCCGTAAAAAATAATGGTCTCCGGTTCCAGTCTTCTTACCATCTCCCGATATCCCTGTATGAATAATTCCTTTGCTTTCTTGTTCTTCTGTGTTCCAACACTGGATACAGCTACTGTTCCATTTGTAGGTTCTCCGTCGAAGCACCATTCATAGCTATCCGGTGTGCTCCAGCTTATAGTTGGTATTACATCCACTCCGTTTTCCTGTAAATACGCTCCGATCCAGTGTTTTCGGTAATGGTTGTAGATTTGAATGATTTTCGGAAAATCTGTATACATAGAAAAATCCGGTGTCATTACATATCGGAACTGCTGTAAGATCGGCAGGTATCTGTTTGGCTGGTTCCAGAGACGATTGAACTGGCAGTCATCCAGGAAGAAATGTACGCCTTTCCCTGCCTTTTCCTTACATGTTCTGCAATAGTTGAATCCTATGAATTCACATTTTTCAAACTTTGTAGGTTCTAACAGCGGTATTCCATACTCTCCAACGCCCTCATAGATACGGTGCTGCAAATTCTCGTAACTCTGCATATTTCTTGCCATTCGTCTCACCTGCCTTTTGCTGTACACAAAAAGACACCCAGCATTGCCAGATGTCTTCTTGTGGAAAATGTAGTATTCTTTTTGAGAAAGGATTCTTATATGTCCCCATCAGGGAAATCGGAACAGAAGGACTCGAACCTTCGACAACACTGGTATAAGCCAGCTGCTCTCACCGACTGAGCTATGTTCCAATGCTGCCGGGCTGTTGAGACCCGGCAGTTGCCAAAATACTTGGAGGTAAATGTAACAACCATGTCAGCATCAGTTTTTCAACCAACCGATGATACCATTAAAACACGAAAGTACCCCCTCTTAGTTACCCACTTTTAAAAATTTTTATCTTTTTTGTGCCAGAAGAAAGAAAAAGTATCTTCTCGCCTCATAAAATTTTCTACGCCCCATCGGCACATCCATGTATTCATACGGCACACCAGACGTCACATTCTTCAGAATCCACGGATATATTTCTGCATCCGCTTCCATCGCAGTCTGATCGATCAGCTCCGTGTCACGCTTAAGCTGTGCAATCCGCAACGCCTTTTTCTCCGTTGGGTTGCTGCTCGACGTTCCTCTCGGCATCCCGTCCTGACTAAAACCGTCTATGCCATAGTTCCTGTCAATCTCCTGCTTTTTCTGCCAGTATTGCAAACAGAAGTATTTCAGCTCATTGTATTTGTCTCTTGAGATATTATGATCGCTCAGTTTCATATCTCGCTTTCTGATCTCCACCGGCATCGCCTCCCCTCATGCATTTCCTTGCTATTATTTTCTTTCATGTACTTCGTTATCTGCCTTATAGTATTCCCTGCCGGTCCGTCTGTCCCTCAGACCGACAATCTCAAACCCGCTCAGGCCTGCTGCCAGTTCCAGCTGGTCATATACCTGTTTCACATAGTGCGGGATCCGCTGTGAATAAGTCGGCTCATGGAATCTTCTGACCGCCTCAGCATCCACTGCACGCTCCAGATGGTTATAATGTGCCCGCCGTTTGGCGTTCTTCTCAGCTGCTTTCATCGCTCATCTTCCCGCCCCTTTCATGAACCTGTCCAGCACAGACATTCTCCAGTCATATTCCATTCTTGCCTGGTAGCAGTCACAGCAATGTGTTTCTGTTGTTACATCACTGAATTCTTCGCTTCTTGTACATCTGCATACCCCATCCTCGCTATGGTATCTGCATGTGTCACACGTTCTGTCGTAATTCATTTTTTATTTCCCCTTCTGTAATGATTTCAAAAATTCTGCCAGTTCCATTTCACTGTTGGGATATTTGCTGTAAGCTTCTCTTACATTCCACTTAGGAACTCCATTTTTCTTTTCAGCCTCCGGACCTCCTACCAGATGGAAATAACAGTTTTCTCTTTCCGGAATGAGTTCATTGCCCGGAATGATATATGTTTCCGCGATCAATCTTGCCCCGTTGTCAAAATCGTACTTGTAATATTTACATCCAATATTCTCGTCTTCGTACCACAATCCCCATTCTTTGTATTTTCTGAGCCACGCTCTCCGCTGTTCATTATTTTTCAGCACTGGAAGCCCTGGCTGTTTCTCACCTTCGTGATACTGCAACGTTTTATGGTATATTGCCATGTTATCCATCCACCTCTACTTTCCGGACCTTGTACCGGGTTCCAAAGCCCGGCATCGGTCCTTTTTTCGTTCTTCTGTACCTTTCATTTTTTCCGCGGTATTCCACTGTTCTGACGGTATTCTCACTGACTCCCAGCCGCCTTGCTAATGCCGCTGCCGTATCCTCAACGGCCAGCGGAAGCTCATACTCATCCGCAGTCACTGCCATCCATAAATACCGCTGTTTCCCTATCATGCAAACGGCAGCTCTTCGTCAAAATCTTCCGGAATCGTCATAAACCCGTCTGCATCCACCTGCACCGGCTCTGGCCGTTCCTGGCTGCTTTCTTCCCGGTTTCTCTGTGCGGCCGCTTTGCTCTCTGCGAACTCCTGATCCTCAACCACCACGTCTGTCGTATAAACCTTGTTGCCATCACGGTTCGTGTAGCTGCCCGTCTGAATACGACCTATGACAACAACCTTCAGTCCCTGATGAAAATATTTCTCTGCAAACTCTGCACTGCGGCCAAACGCCACACAGCTGATAAAATCAGCACCCGCTTCGCCTTCACGCTTGTAGCGTCTGTCAACTGCCAGCGTATAGCGTGCAATTGCCGTGTTGCTCTCTCCGTTAGAATTACGCATCTCCGGGTCTCTGGTCAACCGTCCCATTAAAATTACTTTATTCATTATCCTCACCTGTACTTTCTGCAATCAGGTTGCCTTCTCTGTCGTAGTCATATCCCGCGACTCCCTCTTTTTTATTCAGATAACTGCAAAATTCCTGGCATTCTTCAAAAGAAGTAAAAAATATTCCGTAAACCTCTTTTTTATTAATTTCTTCAAAATTTTTGTTACGATCTATGATTTTTGACGGAATCACAGCAATTGTGTCAGCTATAAAATATTCTTTCCCCTTGTCTCCTCTTTCTTTATACCACACACGGAAATCAAGGCCTCTATCGGCTATTTCGTACAGTACATTTTCTTTTGGATGATACACACGTGCAGTTTTTGCACATATGCATGTGTCTGAAACAGTGTTTCCAGACGGCAACGTCACCTTAACGTTTCTCCAGCAATCACATTTATTACATTTTCTCTTGTATCGTGTTTCCCATGTTACTGACCATAATACAAGTTTCATCTGCTCCATCAGTTCTGCCAACCTTGCATGTTTTGCACGATGCTCAGCGTCTTTCATTACTCTTTCGCATTCTTCTTTTTTTCTTTCAAAGCCCCTTTTGATAGACTCAAAATTGTTCTTGATCCCCTGTAATTCTTTGTTTTCCTTACGCAGTTTCTCGATTTCATCGTTGATTTCTTTTTTCACCGATTCCCTAAGCTCGTTCTTTAACTCTTCAATTTTCTCGTCAAATTCACCTGGTTCAAAATAATCATCAAATTCATAGTACATATCAGCTTTCCTCCTCCAGATAATCGAATATCGTCCGCTGTCCCGGTATCGGTTTCTGTGCCTCTTCTTCTCTTTTCGCTTTCATGGCACACTGGCAGCCGTAACCTCTTTCCACTGCTTCCTGGCTCGTCAGAAGCCTCCCGCACCGTTTGCAGCGTCTTGCCTGTATTGTGAATACCTCGTCCCCGCTCATGGCATACACACCTGTGCATTGCAGTCACGGATCTGGATCTGTGTATTCGTGCAGGGCCTCCATCTCTGAATGTACTGCACAGCTTCTTCGAAACGTCGTTTTGGCACGTTGTTTCTGGCGTTGACGTGGAAATAGTGTTTCAGGTCACGGTTGCACTCCGCGAATACTTTCTTGCCGATCTCGTTGTAGGCGTTGCTGTATTTGCCGCCCAGTGCGTCCAGAACCGCCTTGTTGACCTCATCGCCGAGAACTGTCTGCTGGCCGTAGTCAATGGTCATGTGATTCTCCAGATCTGTCACACGGTTGTCAATCTTCACCAGCTTCTTATCATGCATCAGGATCGCTTTTATCTCTGGCGAATATTCGTCCATGTCATAGCTACCAGTCTTGCGGATCGCTGGCAGCACTTCTGATGTCACCCAGCGTTTGAAACGCTTCGCTGATTCTAATTTGCTGCTGAGAATGAGTGAGTATAATCCTGACTCATTAATAATAGTCACCTTCTGATTTCCTCCAGGGGTCATCATTTTGGTGACCCCTTTGTCTTCTGGATCAACGTGATCAGAAACGGCATTTGCTAATGATTTCCCTTTTCCGTATCCTAACGCCTCAGCCACATCTTTCCCCACAAACCACACTTCCCCATCTCTCATCACGGTTCTGATCTGCCCAAATTCTTCATTTTCAAAAATCTTCAGCTGTCCCATATTGCCTCCTTACTCGTTCAATGTTCTTTCCAGTGCATCGAAATCATAGTCCCTTTGCGGAAATGCATTGAATGTATTCTTTACGGTTTTCTTTTCCTTCTTCTTGGCTGCTGGCTGCTTCTTGATTGGATAGAAGCTCTTCCAGCCGCTTACAGTCGCTTTTCTGACAATCGCCTCCATCTCCCTCGGATCCGTTGACAAATCCTTAAGATCCTCTTTCAACAGCTTCACCTGTTCTTCTGTGATCCTTGCACCTTCCTCTCTCCTGGTCTTCAGGAACAGCAGGAAGGCTTTGTTCAGGGAATCATCAGAAAAATAGGAATCCGGCGGAGCCGTATCTATATCTATATATTCTTTTTTCTTTTCCTTTCCTTTTGTGTTATTTTTCTCGGAATTATCCTCTTTTTTCTCGGAAAAACCGCTTTTTTTCTCAGAAGAATTTAAAGAAGGGTTCACTTTAATAAATGTTTCGGTCTCTTCTTCCGAAAGAAGCCAGAACCTCTCGGCTGTGATCGGCGTTTTCGTGGCTCTGGCTTTCACCATCGCCTGATAACGCCTCTGTATTCCGGCAGAGGTCAAGACCTTGTCCGACTGGAAAAGTGTATCGTCAAACAGTGACCGTTCCAGCAAGAAGTTCAAGACCTGCTTCACCTTGTTGCCATCCATGTTCAGGTCATCCGAGATGATATATTCAAAATCATCGTCAACCTGTAAGTAATACCCTGTCTTGTAGATCTCACATAAAAGATACAGGTACAAGACAATCCCATCCGCCCCATAGCGGGCTTTCAGGATCTTTATCTTTCTGTCTGAGAAGAAGTCTGCATCCATCCGGAAAAAGCGGTTCCCTTCCTGCTTCTTCCTTGCCATATCAGCCTCCTTTTTCTCTCTTTATGTATCGAACCGCATCAGAGTAACGCTCAAATACGCTTCCTCTTTGTACGCCTTTGTGACGCTCAGTTTTATGATCTGCGTATCATCATGGTATGCGATGCCGTTCAGGGCATCCAGCACAACCTTTGCGATGTTGTCACTGTCCGGCTTCTTTGCCGGCCAGATCTTCCCTTCCAGCATCTCTGCCCTTTTCTTCTTCGAGATGCTCTTAGGCGGCTCAAAATACGCCAAGATATTAGCAACCACATACGCATCATCCGAAAACCGTTTCTGTCCGTATTTCTGTTGGAAACAGGTCTTGATCAGGTTTTCGTACAGCACCGTCTTTTCAGGTGTTACGCTGCTCATTTTATCGCTCCTGCTGTTGTAGAATGTTCTCGCCCGGGCTTTGCCCTGCGGCTTGCCCGGTACGGTGAACGTGAACAGCTTTGGTTCTTCTTTATTGTTCTGGCTGTTCATTTTCTACTTCCTTATACTCCTGGTCGATGATGTTCGGGTCTTCCTGCTCATTGACCACCTCGGACATATCGACGTTGATCTCGCTCTTGATACTCTCATCATTGTTCATCTGCATGACAAAATCTGTTTTCAGCGGTGCATATTTCAGGCACTTCTTAATGACCGTTTTCTTCGCCATCTCCTCATAGTTTGTTTTCCATGGACTGTAAGAACTACCGAAGCTCTGGCTGAACCGTCTCGCATGGTCGTCAACGTCTTCCTTGCTCATAACCTCAAAACCGAAGCCGCCATTTTTTGATTTCCAGAGTGCATATACAAGGATCAGGTTTCCTCTGTCTTTCAATGCCGGTTTGTGCACCAGCTTCGGATCCAGTCCCAGTTCATACTGAAAATCATCATTTTCATATACACACTGTGCCTGCACGGTCTGGATGTTTTCGTTGCGGTATACCATATCAATCAGCCCTTTGTAACCTATCTGGAACTGGCACTCCAGCTTCCCTTTGTTTCTATACGGGATCAGGTACGCCTGTCCCAGCGGCGTGTTCGGTTCCAGACCAAGCTGTGCTGCGTTCATCAGTGCCCCGAGGAAGGACATCTGCGAACACTCTGCAAGCTTTGGTGTGGTGTTCAGTGCGGATAATGCCATGCGTGTGAAACGCTCCGGTGTGATCACCTGCGGCAGAGCCTTTTTGATTTCCGGCTCCATTGCCTTGATCATGTCTGCAATGCTCATGTTTTTTGTCAGCTTCACTGCTTCATTCTTTCTGCTGGTCTTTTCTGCCAGTGCGTCTTTTACTGCCATCTTGCTTCCTCCTTATGCTCTCTCAGCTCTTTTTACGGTGAACCGTCTGCTTTCAGACTGTTTCAATACCTGTTTGTAGATTTCCGGGAAATCTGCTTTCAGCTGCTTCGAATCCACACGGTTCGCGGTCACGCTCTTCCAGGTGACGCGGTACAGATCCGATACTGCCATCTCTGCATCTTCCATATAAACCTTGATCTCCTGCTCAATCTGCTTCTTCTCTTTCTCCAGCTTGTCCTGAAGGTCGCTGATCTCTGCACGGCGTTCCAGTTTCTCGTCAAAATCAACCAGCGGGATCATCTTTTCCGGTTCGGAACTTCCATAATACTTCTGTAACAGCTCTTCCGCTGCCTTGCTTCCATCCGGTGCCGGCATCTTGTCTGCCTTTACATTGTTCTGCCAGAAATCACTTTCAATATCAATCAGCATCTGAATCGTTTCCTCATCGCGTTCGATCTTTCGCCAGATGAATTCTTTTCCCAGCACCACGCAGGCGATATACCAGGCATCCGCCCCGGTCACTGCCATGTAATGGTGGCACTGGATCTCGTAGGATTCCGGGATATGTCCGTCTTTCCACTTGTCAGCTGAATAGGCAGACGCTGTCTTGCATTCCAGACCGGCATTCTCACCAACTACCAGGCGGTCAACGTTCGCCATCATGAAATCATGATCCGGATGCCCATAGATCGCATTGGCACGGCGTACCTTTTTCCCTGTCTCTTCCATGAACCGGCGGGCAACGTACTCCTCCAGGTCTCTTCCCTGTCTCATTGCCTCATTGTCTTCTTTTTCCCCTGCTTCTTTCTGCGTCTTATCCTGGAAGACAGCGATTGCAGAGCTGTACGGGTTCAATCCGCAGATGCTTCCGGCATCACTTCCACCGATGCCCAGTTTTCTGTATCGCAGCCATTCTTCATGGCTCATATCTACTGTCGAAATTAATTTATGTAATTTCACTTGATTTACCTCCTATGTTTGCCCTATAATTGAGCTGTGTTATTATTTTTCAAGTCCCGGATCGCCCGCCAAAGCACCGGGACTTTTTACTACCTCGAGTGTCGCTTTCTCAACGATCACCGATTCTTTCGTCTCTTCATTTATTGCATGCACATAGATGCTGTTATGGTGCCAGATCCGGTACTTGTCCGAATCAATCCCGGCCAGTTCCAGGATGGCTCTGGCTTCCTGGTCGCGTCCTTCATTTACCCAGATCATCTGCTTTCCCCCTCCAGACGGATACATACTTTTGCCAGTTCCGCGGCAATCTTGTATTCTTTTTCGTATCTACTGCCTCCATGTGTTTCCTCCACTCTATCAACAAATTTCTGGAGGCTTCCCGAAAAGCAGCCACATCTTACCCCTATCGTATCATCCTTAGTCCTGTAAAATGTAACATATCCATCCCGGCTCCCGATCGGTCCTTGTACAAAGAAATGCCTCGTATTGAAAACTTCTGCGTTGCCGTAAACCCACGCGTTGCCGTAAACCCACGCGTTGCCGTAAACCCACGCATCGCCGTAAACTCTTGCATCGCCGTAAACCTTTGCATTGTCGAAAACTCTTGCATCGCCGTAAACCCACGCATCGCCGGAAATCCACGCATTTCCGAAATGTGAAAGATTTTCCTCTTTCTCGATGTATCCGCCGAACTCTCCAGTTTTGACAGACCCGAAATCACGCACTGCTCTGATCCGGTACAGTGTTTTCCCGTAAACTGTGACCGTTTCCTCTGTTAATTCATATTTTTTCATTCTGCTTCCTCCTTCTCCGCCCACAGCATGATGCGGATTACTACCGCACACCACACGGTAATTGTGGTTCCGACAATGTCACGCTCATTCAACAGGCTGTATTTTCCCAGCCACCAGAAGGCAAATATTGCTGCCGCTGTGGCTACGATCGGGGCAATTACACCAGCTCCGGTTGTTTCTTCTGTTACTTCGGTTGTTTCTGTTTCTTTTTTCATTGCTTTTTATCTCCCTTCAATCAGTGCTTTCATCAAAAGATGCTCGTCGATCTTCAATGTGTCTTTCAAGATTAACAGTTCTCCGATTGTCATGGTCTCCGGCTTCTGTCTTCGCTTATACAGCGTACTTTTATTGATGCCGGTTTTGACTGAAAGCTCTTTTACTTTGATTTTGTTTCTTGACATTCCGCCGTCAACGGCTTCTCTCAGAAAATCAAGACGCTCGTCTGTTTTGGGCTGACAAAAATTGCTTTTTGGCATCTTATCACCTCACTTTTTCGTTTCTCTACCCCGCTTTCTGCTCTTCGAGAGTGTCTCTGGCTCTCAGAATCTCTGCGTTGCTTCTGATGATTGCCAGGCTTTCTTTGTCCAGCTTTTTCAGAATCGTAACTGTTTCCTGCAACAGCTTCTTTTTCGTTTCTCTCATTCGATTCTCTCCTTTCTTTTTTTGTACGGTAACGAAGTGCTGTGTCCTCTCGCTCGTTGATTCTTCCGCTTAACAACTTCTTGGTTGAGGGGAAAAGTTCTGATTGGTTCAGACTGCTCATTTTTCTGCCGGTAGTAATGAACACTGTGCTTTCTTGCCCTGATGTTCCTGCTTTCTTCAACTGTTTTGCCAGGTCATGCTTATTCTGCATTCGCTCTGTCTGATACGTTTATCAGCATAACTACCACGTTACTCACGAACCGCCCTATCACTTCACCTGGACTTTCCTGCTTACTTCGTTATCGTTGATTACATTATAGTAATCTTCGAGAACGTTGTCAAGTACTTTTTGTTAGCTTTGCTAACTTTTTTTGTTGACTTTTTTCTTGTACGGTGTTATCCTAAGATCAGAAATAAAATGAAGGGAGGCGAATGAATGACGCAAGGTGAGCGTGTCAAAGAAGTTCGAAAAAGCCTGAATCTAACAATGGAACAATTCGGAAATAAGCTCGGAGTGACCAAAGTAGCAATCTCTAATATTGAAAAAGAAAAGAGAAATCTTACGGAACAAATGAGCCGGGCAATATGCCGTGAGTTCAATGTCAGCGAAGAATGGCTGAAAACAGGTGAAGGAGAGATGTACCAGCAGCTCTCAGAAGATGAGGAAATAGCTGGCATCGTATCAGATCTGCTAGAAGAGGGAAAAGACAACGCTTTTTATGGTATAATTTTAGAGATAGCCAAAACCTACAACGAACTATCTCCCGCATCGCAAAAGGTACTCACGGAAGCAGCCGAGAAGCTGGCTGACAATTTGGCAAAAAAGAAAAGGGACTAACGTCCCTCTCTTCTGTCAAAGTGCTTCTTAATAATGATGTAAACCTGTTTCAAAAAGGTTTCATCTGAAGCGTTCAGTTTGTTAATCAGTTTTATAATCTCAGCTTTGTAATCCATCATATGTACCTCCCGATCACGTTTTTTCAAACATTTGTTCGAAAAACTTTGGTTTTATATTATCACAAAAATATTTGTGATGCAACTGTTTTCGAACATTTGTTTTAGTAAAATTTTCCTTTCATCTTAACAAACGTTTCAGGAGGAAAAAAGTTGTGCGTTGTCCGGAATCCCGGACGCTTTTTGAAAATCACTTATATTCAGACTCATAAAGATCTGAAATTGTGGTTTTCAACCCTGCTGCCAACTGTTCCATAGTTGCCAGAGTTGGACTTACATGGTCGGTCACTATGTCACCGATCGTAGACCGGGGAACGCCGGTCATAATTGCCGCCTGCCGGATTGACAGGTGGTGCTGTTCTAAGAATTGAGATAATAATATTTTCATATTGTTATCATTCCTCTATGCAGCGAAAAATATACAAAAGGATAAAAACAAATGGATGGATACCAATATGAACATCATTGTGCAAAACTCTTGAAACAAAGAGGATTTAGGGATGTTACGGTCACAAAAAGCAGTGGAGATCAAGGAATTGATGTCATTGCTTATAATGAAAACGTCAAATACGGAATACAATGTAAATATTATTCCTACCCTGTTGGCAATCAGGCTGTTCAACAAGCGTATGCTGGAGCAAAATTTTATGATTGCAATATAGCTGTTGTTATGACCAATTCAACCTTTACCGAACCTGCAAAAGAACTTGCTAAAAAATTGGGTGTACAACTATGGGAAAAGTCTTATATTCCAAACGGCAACGGAAGCTTATATAAAATTATTCGAGCTATAAATGTAATCTGTCTGTTGGTCAGTATCTTCGGCTTTTGGCTCATGAAAGGATCTGAACATTCGGCAATCACTACCTATAATTATTTTAATATTATAGTTCTCGCAGTTGCTTCTGCGATAGGTTTGCTATATTATCGCAGTTTAGTTGCCAGCATGTTCGTCAGTCTTTTATATTTGATTTTTGCCATATCGCAGGTCATCTTCTCTGTGGTTCATAGCAACTTTTCTACTTATGAAATTATAGCATGTATACCAGCTGTATTATATATGATTCATACGGTACGCCTGCTATCTGAACCATTGTCAGAAGAAGAGAGAAAAATCATTGCAAATAAAAACAAACCCCAAAAAACTCCAGCAAGCGAAGTAGATAAGCTGGAACTGGATCGTAAGATTCAGGATAACTTATATCACTTAGGTGACTTGTATATTCCAATTCTTAACGAAAAATTACATTCTGTAGTCACTTTAAAAAATGCACTGCAAACAGAAAATGGATATTTATTTGTATATATTTCTGATAAGCCAATATCTTTCGATCTATCCGCAATAGAAACTGAATTCAATATAAATTTGCAGGATTATTACCAGATACGCCCTATCAGTAATACAGAATTCCAGATTTTGCAGCGTGAAAAGTAAAATACAAGGAGAAAATGAGATATGAAAAAAGAGAAACCTACAACAAAACTTTGCAAACATTGTAAAACCGAAATACCATATGATGCGAAGGTCTGCCCTAATTGTCGTAAAAAGCAAAAAGGCGGAAAACTTAAATGGATCCTGATTATTGCAGTTGTGGCAGTTATTGCACTGCTTATATATGGAAGCGGAAATTCTTATAAATTAAGCGAAGATGCAAGCAATATGTCCGAAAAAGACTATAAAGCCGCATGTGGCGAAATTGAATACAAAGAACTTGCAAGATCTGCCGAAAAATATAAAGGAAATAAAGTAAAATTCGAGGGACAAATACAGCAAGTTGCTTATGATTCAGAAAATGGTGAGTCTGAATACCTGATACATGTTACAAAAGATGACTTGGGATTATGGTCTGACAGCATATATGTATATTATGCAAATAAATCCGACAGCAAATTTATCGAGGATGATATCGTTGCTATTTACGGCGAGGCTTCTGGAGAAGAATCTTACACAAGTGTTCTTGGTCAGAATATAACAATTCCAGCAATAACAGCGGCATATATGGAATTAGAGAAATAGATATAACAGAATAACAAAATCCGCTCCGATGTTACCAGCACCGAAGCGGATCAGCGAATCTATACAGGTCTGGAGACCGGTATAATCACTCCTTAAGCAAGATGATTATACCACAATCCTCCAGCACCTGTACAGGTGTATTTTTTATACCCATTTTCAAGGAGGATGATACTATGCCAACAGCAAAAAAATTACCGTCAGGATCCTGGCGTTGTCTGGTGTACAGTCACACAGAAGAAATCAAAAATCCTGACGGAAGCATAAAAAAGAAACGAATATATGAATCGTTTACGAGCAATATACCGGGTCCAAAAGGCAAGCGTATCGCAGAACAGGCGGCGGCTGAGTTTGCCGCAAATAAAGATCAACGCAGCCGTTCTGCAGATATGCTTCTGGGAACTGCCATGGATAATTACATTCAATCCAGAGAATCCATTTTGTCGCCACGTACGATTATGGACTACAAACGAATCCGCAGAACATCGTTACAGTCACTGATGAACATTCGCCTGAGTCGCATTACACAGGAAGATATCCAGATCGCTATCAATCTTGAATCTGTAAATCATAGCCCCAAAACTGTACGAAACAGTCACGGACTCTTATCGGCTGTTCTAAAACAATATCGCCCTGATTTCGCACTGAATACTTCCCTGCCTAAAAAGCAGCGTGTAGAGCTGTATATTCCGACAGACGAGGAGGTAAAACGTCTGATCCGGGCATCCGAAGGAACGGAAATGGAACTTCCCATTCTCTTAGCCGCATTTGGCCCCATGAGACGTGGTGAAATATGTGCCTTAGATTCTACAGACATTTCCGGTAATATCGTACACGTGAGCAAAAACATGGTACGCACAGAAGATAACGCCTGGATAATAAAATCGCCAAAATCCTACGCTGGAGACCGGTATATTGATTTTCCTGATTTCGTAGCAGAAAAATGGAGAGGAAAAACAGGGCGAATTGTAAATCTCACTCCTAACAATATTACGGATCGCTTTCGATCCTGCCTGCACCGGGCTGGGCTTCCTCATTTTCGCTTCCATGATCTGCGACATTACTCTGCATCTATTCAGCACGCACTTGGCATACCAGACAGTTATATCATGCAGCGTGGCGGCTGGGGGAACGATGGGACGCTAAAAGCGGTGTACAGACATGCCTTGGCAGACAAAACAAAAGAAATGGATGATATTGCAAATCAGCATTTTAACGAGCTATGCAACACGAAATACAACACAAAATAAAAAAAGCCCCAAAATATGGGGCTTTTAAGCTGCCGCAGACCGGAATCGAACCGGTACGGGTATCACTACCCACGGGATTTTAAGTCCCGGGCGTCTGCCAGTTCCGCCACTACGGCATATTCATTATAAATGGGACCTACAGGGCTCGAACCTGTGACCCTCTGCTTGTAAGGCAGAT